TCATTAATAATATGAAATCAGTGATTGAGGAATATGAATTTCTCAAAGATGAAGTCAAGCGTTGCTATCACGATATCGAAGAATATGAAGCAAAGATTGATAATCTGAAAATGCAAAAAATGAATCTAGTGGAAGCCTTAGCTCGTAAAACTTGGGAAGATATAGCACAGACGGCATTTAAGCGTAAACAAGCAAGAAAATGGCATGCACACATGCGCATTAGAAAGGGACATAAAGATGTCAGAAATTAAATGGATTAAGATTACGACTGATATTTTCGATGACGAAAAAATTCGCTTAATTGATGCGTTGCCAGAACGAGATGCCATTTTAGTCATTTGGTTTAAAATATTGACTTTAGCTGGCCGAGAAGGCGGAAACGGTCTACTCATGATGAATAATCGAGTGCATTACACAGATGAAATGCTCTCAACTCTATTCAGTAGACCACTCAATACTGTTAGATTTGCCCTTGCCACATTTGAAAAATATGGAATGATTGAAATTATTGATGGCATCATTTCATTGCCAAATTGGGAGAAACATCAAAATATTGAAGGAATCGAAAAAATCAAAGAGCAAACTAGAAAAAGGGTTGCTCGTCATCGTGAAAATCAAAAGAAATTGTTAGAAAGTAACGTTACATGTAACGTTACAGTAACGCAAGGTAACGCAACAGATATAGATAAAGAATTAGAAAGAGATAAAGAAGAAGAATTAAAGAAACATATAGGGCAGGTGGAAGATATTGTTTTGCCAGCATGGCTAGATGAAAATGCTCTTATTGAAGTGCAAAAAAGCAAGCCTAAAAATTATGCTTCTAGGATTCCAATTGCTTATCTAAATCAAAAAACAGGAAAATCTTTTAAATTTGTTGAAAAAAATGTCAATTTTGTAAAATCACGATTAAAAGAGGGATATACTCTAGAAGATTTCAAACAAGTGATTGATTTAAAGGTTAGTCAGTGGTTGCATGATGCAAACATGAGCAAGTATCTTAGACCGGAAACCCTGTTTGGAACGAAGTTTGAAGGTTATCTAAATGAAAGGCCTATGAAGCAAGCGCAGGTTTTGCCAGATAATGATATTGGGATTTGAGGTGATAGAATGGTTAGTTTACAAGAAGTAATCGAAGCTTTTGAAAAGCAATTTTACCCGTTAGGTGAAATGCAGAAAGATATGATGATAAATCATCCTGATCCTCGTGCAGTACTTGGGAAGTTAGCCTTTATGATGGATTGTAGTAGATCGGGAGGAAGTGCATGAGTTTATATAATTATGTCGAACAAAATTTGACTTCGTGTGATCAAGTTTGTTCAAAACATGGGGAACAGATGTTTGTTATTAGAGGCGTTGACAAAAAAGTTTGTTTCGCCTGCGCAAAAGAACTAATCGAGAAAGATGAACAAAAACTTCAAGATGAGTTTTGGGAACAGGAAGACAAACGACTGGAAGCCAGAAGAATTGATGTCTTATTCAATTCTTCAATTGTAAATTCAGAGTTAAAGCAGGCAACGCTTGGGAATTACCAGGTTACAGACCAGAGCCAGAAGGACAAGCTTAATGCTGCTATCAGAATAGCAGATGGCTATATTGCTGGAGATACAAATAATGTTCTATTTCTTGGCCCTGCAGGGGTTGGTAAGAGTCATTTAGCTTATGGCATTATTAAGCAGGTTTCAGATAAGACTAAAAAACATGCGATGTTTATCAAAATACCAGAATTGCTTGCCAGAATCAGAAGCGACTTCGGATCATCAGACCAGACTCAGCAGAAGTGGGTCGCTCGCTTGTCGAAAGTACCCTATCTTGTACTAGACGATTTAGGCACAGAGAAGGTCACTGATTGGAGCAAGGAAATCCTATTTTCAATTCTTGATAACCGTAATTGTACGATTATTACAAGCAATCTAAAGAGCAGTGCGCGGATTGGCGAAGTCTATGGTCAAGCAATTATGGATCGGATCTGCAAAGGCGTTGATAAAGATCATGGGATTTCGTTTGAGGGGATGAAATCCCAAAGAAGGAAGTTTTATTAAAGAGAAAGGTCAGAAATGGAATTAAGGTTAAAAGAGTTGAGAGAAGATCTTGGCTTATCTGTAAGTGATGTCTCTAATGATACAGGTATATCTAAAAGCTCTATTCGCTTGTATGAAAAAGGTGGGATGCCATCAATAAAGCAGATTGAAGTCCTCGCTAGAACGTATGATGTCCCCCCTTCCTGGCTGATCGGATGGGTTAATAAAAGGGAGGAGAAGATGCCACTAATAAAAGTGATAGAGAAAGTAGTCTATCGAGAAGTTAAAGGCGCAAGACTTCCGCCTTATCATAACAACGACAACAACGGAAAGCTTATTAAATGGAAAGAGTCTGTCCGACTAGTACCAATCAAGAAGTAGTGCAAGGAGGTATTATGGAATATAGTCCAGAGGGAATACCGCTTTTACCTGAAATCAATGAGCCAGAGACAATTAGACGGGCAGAGTCGAAGCTTGAGGAATATCATCGTTGGAAAATTATTGCTTGTGAATCTCTCGAACAAAAAATAACTCAAAGCTTTACGATTGAGCCAAGAGGAGGCGAAGGACCTAGTAAGCAGGTAGAAAAGCTAGGGATTCGAAGAGCTGATGCAACATCAGAACTAGAAGCTATTGAGCAATCCATTAGCAATATATTTGATACGGATTATCGTTGTATTTTAATTAATAGATATGTCAGGCAGCCTAAATTGCAACATAATGAGATTGCTAGGTTACTACATGTCGAGAATACGAGATATTTCGAGATGAGAAATATGGCCCTGTTAGCCTTTGCTGAACAATATAGAAATGCTGTTCTAGTTGTCGAAAAGCGGAGAAATTGCGGAGAAATTGCGGAGTAAATGCGGAGATTGTTTTGGGAAAATGGTGTTATACTAGTATTATCGAATAATAAGGACTAGGCAGGAACACCCTGCCTTTTTCGTTTGATTGGAGGTGAGGATGTGCGAAAAGTGGAACCAATCCGTGATACAGATGATATCGAACGCATGAAGGATTATCTAAAGGATAAGAATGAACGAGATTATGTGTTGATGGTCACTGGATTGTATTCTGGTATGAGAATTAGCGACATCCTTCCTTTAAAGGTTAAGAGCGTGAAGGGAAGTCATATAGAAGTGACCGAACGTAAGACTGGAAAGACTAAAAGGTTCGCTATTAATCCAGCCTTAAGAAAAGCCCTTGATCATTATATTAAAGAAAATGATCTGAAAGATTATGATTATCTATTTCCTTCCAGAAAAAAAGTAAATAGCGAAGGCTTGAGGATAACACATATTGGCAGGGGAGCTGCTTATCAGATTTTAAGAGATGCAGGAGAACATACAGGTCTTACCAATATCGGAACTCACTCAATGAGAAAGACATTTGGTTATCATCACTATAGAAAAAATCAGAACGTTGGGATATTGATGGAATTGTTTAATCATTCTTCACCAGATATTACCTTAGGTTATATAGGATTTAAGCAGGATGAGTTAGATAATAGCATGTTGAATTTCAGCTATTAGCAGTATTTATTTAACATAATAAAAAAAAGTAAATTCATATCAAGATAAATCAAATAAATCTCATGAGAGAGTAAGGAAGATGGCCCCACGGTTTAAATTAACAGAATATAAGATATGTTAAATTCAAGTACCCTCCCCCCCCTTAATAAAAAAAGGGGCAGGCTTGATAAAAAATACCCTGGGTTATCTAAAAAAATGATATTAAAAATATCACCCCCCTACCTAAAAAAGAAAGGCCCCCTATCAATGAATACCCTCCGACAAGATAGAACAGGACCGCATCGAGTAGCTTTTGAAAAGAATAAAAAGATTATCCTTAAAACAAGAAATACTTGTGGAATATGCGGACTACCCGTAGACAAGTCTTTGAAGTACCCACATCCTTTGAGTCCAGTTATCGATCACATCATTCCAATCAATAGAAACGGTCATCCATCCGACATCAAGAACTTGCAGTTGTCGCATTGGCAATGCAATAGACAGAAGTCTGATAAGTTGTATGCTGACGATAAATCGACAGGTAGCTCAGTTGTTGGGAATAGGAATCTCCCACAGAGCAGAGACTGGACGAAATACAGATCGTAAATGATTTTAAAAATATTA